CTCGGGGTTGGGCAGAGTTCGCCCCGTCTCGAGTCGCTTCATAATGGAAGTGGTTCCTACGGCGACGCAGTTGCCGCATGGTCGGAAAGAGTTCTCTCGAGGACGCTCTTTGATTGGCAGAAGGTGGCGCTTAATGGCCAGTTGACTCATGACGAGAATGGCGACCTTGTGTTTCGTGAGGCGTTGACTTCGTGCGCCAGACAGAACGGGAAGTCCGTTGCCTTGACAAGTCTTTGCGGTTACTTCTTGACGGACTGGTCAGCGATGCGCGGGAAACCCATTCACGTTCTTTCTGTTGCCAACAAACTTGATCGCGCGGTTGCAATTTTCAATGAACTTGCTCCGGTACTTGAGGCACAGTTTGAAGGTCATGTGACTTGGAGTTATGGACGCAACAAAGTTGAGATGCCGAACGGCTCGACGTGGGAAGTCCGCGCTGCAACTCCGAACCTTCACGGCGGAACTTACGATCTGATTGTTGTTGACGAAATCTGGAATGTCTCGGAAGAGGTCTACTTCGATGCGTTGCGCCCGTCGCAGATTGCGGTCAAGTCTCCGCTCCTTTCCTCCTGGTCAACTTCAGGCGATGAATCTTCAAAGACAATGCAACGATTGCGCGAGGCAGCCATTGGCGCGATAGATCAGCAGAAACAAACTCGTCTTTACTTTGCCGAATGGAGTCTTCCGTCGGTTGACCCAAACGACGAAATAAATTGGGGCTATGCCAACCCCGCTCTTGGTCAGACCATCACTCTTGAGGCATTGCAAGCAGCTGCGGAAACTCCTGATCGAGCAGCGTTCCTCCGCGCGCATCTGAATCTGTGGGTTTCGTCGGCGGACGCTTGGATTCAGCCTGGAGTCTGGGACAAATTGTTTACCGAATCAGACTGTCCCGCTGGAGGCGTCCTTTGTGTCGACTCAAGTACAGGGGGAGAAAAGTATGTCGGCATCAGGTGCGGACTTACGAAAGAGGGAAACATCATTGCGACTGTCCAGTTCTCCACAGAGTCACTCAAGGAAATGTGGATAAAGATTAACGAGGCAATGGAAGCAGACCCGAAGTTGCGTCTGGCAATTACTCCGGCACTCGACCTTCATACGCCAGAGAAGTTAGAACGGCGACGTCAAATTTTCGGCTACGCCGAGGTACTTAAATTTACGGGTCTCACCCGCTCGCTCATCCTTGAAAAGCGCATCTACCACCGAGGCGAAGAACTTCTTGCAACCCATGTGAACCGAGCCGTCCTTGCCCGCGCCAACGGTCAGGTAGTGATCAGCAGTCAACGCTCCCCTGGCCCAATCGAGGCAGCGCGACTTCTCGTCGTTGCAGCAGCTCTTGTTTCCCGCCCGTCAAATACTGGACGCGCAGCAATGGCGTTCGGAAGGTAGTTGCATTTGCAACAAGTTTGTGGGAGACTCCAGTCGTGGCGTTCTTCTCCCGAAAAATAACTACTGCTGAATTTGCGTCTTCGCCAATTAAAGCTGCTGCTGGAGTTTCCAGTATTGCTGGCATCCCTCCGATGTACGCATGGTCAAGCGGTGCTTTTGAGCAGGTCGCCCTTAGTCTCCCGACGGTGTCGAGGGCGAGAGACCTTCTCGCCTCGACCATCTCTGGCCTTGAGTTTCGCCAGTACGTCAAGCAATGGAACGGCACCGAGTACGAAGAAATTTATGTCCCGAATGAGTCGTGGATGGAGAACCCTGATCCGAAAGTTCCGCGTCAGTTCATCCTTGCCAATACGGTCACAGACCTCTGGATGACGGGTCGCGCTTTCTGGGCGGTCACCTCCAGGAATGCAACTGACGGACGCCCGATGTCTTTCGAATGGCTACCGTCCGCCAACATTCAGACGCCAAATCAGCAAGGCCCACAATTCTTCGGTATGCCAGACGTCATTGAGTTCAACGGCATCCAACTTGACCCGAACGAAATCATTACCTTCCTTGCACCGACAACTGGTCTCATGTATTCAGGTCGACGCTCAGTCAGCATCGCAACTCACCTTGATCAGTACGCAGACCGTGCAGCAACCATTGAAACCGTTCCTGGTTATCTGCAACAAACCTCCGCAGGCGAAACAATGTCCGGCGAAGAACTTGGAGACCTTGCAGCGCAATGGGCGCAGGCTCGACGAGAAGGAAACGTCATCGGCGCGTTAAACAACTACGTCAACTTCGTTGAGTTTGACCGCGACCCGCTTGAAGTCAACGCAGCGCAGCGCGAATACCAAGCCCTCGACCTTTCCCGTATGTGTTCAGTCCCCGCGTACCTTGTCTCAGCCCCGACACCAGGCGCATCCATGACATACCAAAACGCTTCGCAAGCACGTCAAGACCTTTGGTTGTTTGGAGCGCAAATGTACGCCCATGCAATTGAATCTCGTCTCAGTATGAACGACGTTGTCAGTCGCGGACGCTATGTCTGCTTTGACACCGACGACCTCCTTGCCGTGGGCGATATGCACGACGCTCTTATTGAGCCACAAGTTCCAGACCTCGAGGAGATTCCTTCATGATCAAGTTCACCGCCGTCCCAGTCACTCTTGACGCTGCAGCTGGAGAAGATGCACCGCGCACCATCACGGGCATCGCAGTCCCTTGGGACACCGTCGCAACCGTTTCAGGTGGCGAAAAGGTCATGTTCAAGCGCGGAGCCTTTGACTTGAATGCCAAGCCCGCGCGACTTCTTGAGAATCACGACGGACGCCCAATCGGAATTGTTACCGAACTTGTCGATCTAGACAACGGCCTCGGATTCAGCGCAACTTTCGCTCGCTCAAAAGCAGCCGACGACGTCGTTGAGTTAATTCAAATGTCTGCATACGACTCAGTCTCCGTAGGTGCAATACCAAACAAATTTAAGTACGACAAGAACGGCGTCATGATCGTCTCGTCCGCTTCGCTCCAAGAACTCTCGGTCGTTGCTATTCCGGCTTATGCCGACGCGATTATCGATTCCATCGCTGCCTCAGAACCCGACCCAGAGGTCGAAGAAGAGTCAACCGAACCCCAACCCGACACAAGTCTCCAGGAGGAAACAATGTCACAAGAAACCCAAGTCGAAGCCTCCGCGCCCGACGCCATCCCAACATCCCCAATCTTCGCAAGCGCAAAGAAAAACTTCACCATGCCTTCAGCAGCCGAGTACATTTCAGCAGCATTCGTTGGCGGAGACCAATGGCGAGCAATGAGCGAAGGCATCCGTGCAGCTGCACCAGACGTCATCACCTCAGACATCCCAGGTGTTCTTCCACTCCCAATCGTTCAGCCTGTCTACAACAACTTCATCGGTCGTCGTCCAGTTATTGACGCAATCGGTGCAAAGGCAATGCCACAAGGCGGAAAAGTATTCATCCGTCCAGAAGTAACAACTCATACTTCAATTGGCAACCAGGCAACTGAAAACACCGCACTCACTCAGGGAACTTTTGTTGTTACAGACAACCAAGTAACCAAGGGTAGTTACGGTGGATACGTCACTCTGTCGGAGCAGTCAATCGACTGGTCACAGCCTGAGATCATCAGCCTTGTTCTTGATGACATGGGTCGCATCTACGCAAACGAGACCGACAACGTCGCAGCCGACAACTTAAAAACTGGCGCAACAGTTACTCGTAACTTTGCACTCGCTTCCGTAACTGACGCTGCATATTGGGCTTCATGGATTTCGGGTGCAGCTCAAACAATTTTGAGCGGTTCTAACGGCAACTTGCCAACCCACATTTTTGTCAACCCAGAATGGTGGGGATTTTTGCTCAGCCTCAGCGATTCGTCAAAGCGTCCGTTGTTTCCACAGATCGGCCCAATGAACGCATTTGGTAATCTTGCACCAGGACAAGTCAACGGCAATGCCTTCGGCTTGCAGGTTGTAGTTGACCGCAACTTTGCAGGCGACACTCTCATTATCGGTGACGCATCTGGCTACGAAATCTTTGAACAGCAGAAGGGCGCACTCAGCATCGACGTTCCGTCAACGCTTAGCCGAACAATCGCTTTCCGCGGTTACCTTGCAACGCTCATGATTGACGCAAGCAAGTTCGTCAAAATGGCTCCTGTCGGCTGATAAAGACAAACAAGAAGGAACTGGAAAATGGCTACTTACGATCTCGCGTTTCATACGCGCCTCGATGGGTACGCCATTCTTCAGACCTTTGTTGAGACTGGCATACAGGTCGGGGACTCCGTAACAATCACAGGCGCAGGCCACTCATTCAACGCAACGGCAACCATTGTCTCAACACAAGACTTTGAGTTCATCGGGGTATCTGACGAGGGCGACCTTCAATTTGACTCCGATGTAATTCGTCTTTACCAGTTCATGTATGTCAACGCAGGCTCAGACTTCACTCGATCTACTGCTACCGGCACAGTAACTTTTACGCCTTCTGTGTCTTGGTGCAATTCAAGTGACGTAACCAGTTGGCTCGGCATCGATGTCGCAACCGCCAACGACACCGCGTTCATCACGGTCTGCGTAAACGCAGCCAACAACTACATCTATCGCAAGCGTCGCGAAGCCGGATACACCGACTCGCAGTCAACAGTGCCAGGTGCCGACGTCAAACTTGGCACAATTATGTACGCAGCTACTCTTTACCGAGAGCGCGGATCAGCAGACTCATTCGCATCCTTTGACTCAATGTCTTCAATCCCCATCCCGTCGACAATGGGACGCATCATGGCTCTCATCGGCTGCGGAAGACCACAGGTCGCATAATGGCTGCAACAGGAATCCTCGTCGACGCAGTCAACGCCATCAAAACCGCTCTCACCGCTCTCGGTCTCAAACCCGTCACAGATCCCCGAAACGCGCGCCCAATGTCCGTCATGATTGAACTCCCCGTCATGACATCCTTCACATACAACATTGGCGACTTTCGGATTCCCGTCCGAGTCTTGGCAGCTCCACCAGGCAATCAAGACTCTGGCGACTATCTCATGTCAACAGTTGACACCATCATGAACTCGTCCATCGCAGTCATCGACGCCCGTCCAGGCAACGCGGTCTACGGCGGACAAGACATACCCACATACGACCTCACGGTGGCAATCGCCGTGAAGAGAAACTAAGGAGCCACCAATGGCAACAAGCACATTCCTCTCAGGAGCCACCTGCACAATTACCCCTTCTGGCGGTACCCCATACGACGTCAGCGATCAACTTTCTAAATGTGAAGTAATGGTTGGTTTCGATATTTTGGACAGCACATCGCTGGCAGACACAGGTCATCGTGGAACAAAAGGATTGCAGACCGTTGCAGTCAACCTCGACCTCTTCCTTTCATACGGCGTTGGAGAAATTGAAACACTGCTCGCAGCAATCAACACCGCTGGATCATGCACAATTGTCGTCTCCCCATCAGGCACAACAGAAGGACCGAGCAATCCGGAATACACGATAGATAATGCAACACTTGCTGCTGCTCCTGTCATCATGTCAACTGTGGGCACCCTTGCGGTTGCCTCAATCAGCCTGACCAACGGTACTTGGGTACGAGACATCGTCTAGAAAATAGAAGAGGGAAACATGAAAATCCAGTTACAAGTAACACCAATAGACGGAGACCCCTATGAAGTCGAAACGAATCTTTTCGTTATCGTCGCATGGGAGCGCAAATTCAAGAAGCAGGCGTCAATGCTTGCCAACGGAATCGGCGCAGAGGATCTCGCGTTCTTCGCATTTGAATCTGCTCGAGCTGCGGGAATCACAACCCCGCTTGCTTTTGACGAGTTCATCAAGAAGACCAAGTCCATTGACGTCGTTGGGACGGAACAAGCAGTCCCCACCGAGCCGGCAGTTTCCGCCGGTCATTAGCAGAACTACTAGTCGAGACCGGATACTGGCTTCCCGACATCCCATTCGACACAGAGGATCTCTTTACGGCATTCGATGTGATGAACCAAAAACAGAAAGCGCAACGGTCTAGAAGATGACAACCAACACATCCATTGAAGTCGTTGGTCTCAAAGAGGCAATCCGTTCGCTTAACAAGGTTGAGCCCGGACTGCGCAAAGAGTTTGTCGCACAGGCAACCGCCATCGCCCAACCTGCAATCCAAGAAGTTCAAAGGGGCTACACAAAAGTTCCCCTTTCTGGCATGGCTCGCAAATGGGAGCAAAACGGGAAAAAGATATTTCCGTTTTCTGTGGCGCGCGCAATCTCTGGAGTCAAGTTGAAAGTCGACGCCAGTCGCGAGGCAACATCTTTGATCTACATCACTCAGACAAATGTCGCAGCTGCGGTCTTCGAGGCAGCGGGACGCACCAACCCAAATAGCCTCGGAGATTCACTTGGCGACATCCGTCCAGGCACAACTCGAGTCCTCGGTCCGGCAGTCTTTCGCAAACGCAAAGAGATTGAACGTGAAATGCTAAAGGCGTCAATGGACGCAATCAGACTCGTACAGAGAGAACTCAACTAATGGCACTTGCAATCCCCATCATCTCCACCTTCGACGGCAAGGGAGTTACATCCGCCATCAAGGAATTTAAGAATCTCGAGACCAATGGCGAAAAGGCAAATTTTGCAATTACAAAGGCAGCACTTCCCGCAGCAGCCGCACTTGCAGGACTGACCGCAGGACTAGGACTTGCAGTTAAGGCAGCAGCCGAAGACGCAGCAGCACAACAAGCCCTCGCAAGTCAGATTCAACGCACCACAGGCGCAACCGACGCACAGATTGCAGCCAACGAAGAATGGATATCCGTTCAAGGCAAATTGCTCGGAGTTACAGACGACGAACTTCGTCCGGCACTTGCAGGACTCATCCGCGCAACTGGCGACATTACCGAAGCACAAAAGGCAGCGGGTCTTGCAATGGACGTCGCAGCTGCAAAAGGCGTCTCGCTCGAGACCGTGACCAAGACTCTTGAGAAGGCATACGGCGGAAACTTCACCGCACTTGCAAAACTGTCTCCAGAACTTCGAGACATGATCAAGGCAGGAGCCTCACTTGATGAAGTAACTAAGGCAATGGCGGAGACTTTCGGTGGTGCAGCATCAGATGCAGCCGACACCGCAGCAGGCAAATTCGCCAGAATGAAAGTCGCCCTCGACGAAACAAAAGAGGCAATCGGCGCGGCTCTTATGCCTGCGATTGAAGCCATCCTGCCAGTCCTCCTCAAGTTCTCCCAATGGGCATCAGACCATCCAAAAGTGTTCCTTGCCATCGCAACCGCAGTTGCAGCAATCGCAGCTGCAATCGTGACGTACACCGCAGCAACAAAAATTGCAGTCGTAGCCAACGCTCTTCTTGCAACCTCGTTCACCGCGCTTCAAGTCGCCACAGGACTTATTGTCTTCACCGCAATCATCGCCGGAATCATTCTGTTGTACTCCCGCTTTCAATGGTTCCGCGACGGCGTCAAAACACTTGTCAACAACATCTCTGACTATTTTGAATTTATGGCAAACAACTGGATTAAGGCTGCCAATATCATCATCAAGGGAATCAACCTCTTAAAGCCAGGCAAAGACATTGGGACTATTGGCAGCGTCGACTTCGGTCAAATGGGCGGAGGCGGAGCATCGAACGCAGGATCAGAAATTCCCGCCTTTGTTGCTCCGTTCACAGGTCTTGTCGATGCGACTCCGTCCCCTGGAAAGCCTCAGAAAGTCACCGAGGCACCAACGGTCTTTGACAACACAGACGGCAACGCAGGAGGATTCGCCAACGCAGGCATCGGCGGAATCGGACCATTTGACAACCTTGTCATTAACCTTGACACCTCAGGATCACTCATCTCATCACCCGCAACCATTGGTCAAGACATCATCGACGCCATCCTTGCAGCCCAACGCGACTCGGGCGTCGTCTTTGCTCCGGCAGCAACTTTCTAATGACTGTCCCCACCTATCAAGTTCTTGTCGGTTTCCAGACGACCACAGGATTCGGTAACCCGTTCCAACTTGACAATGCCACCTACGGTCTTCTTGACACGGGGACTCTTGGAGGTCTGGCATACGCCGACCTCACCTCAATCGTCATGTCGATCAACATCAGACGCGGACGCAACCGCCAACTTGACCAATTCAACGCAGGAACCGCACAGGTCGTATTCAACAACAACTCAAGAGTTCTTGACCCGCTCAACACATCCTCGATCTACTACCCGTTCGTCCTGCCTCGCGCGCCAATCATCATTTACGCCAACGGCACCCCCATTTACTCAGGCTTCGTCGAGGACTGGAACCTTGACTATCAAAACGCCAACCAGGGCAGAATGGTCGCCAGATGCGTTGACACCTTTGGCACCCTTGCCAATCAGCAACTTAACGCTTTTACCCCATCGGCACAGACTTCAGGATTGCGCGTAGACGCCGTCCTAAGCCGTCCAGAGGTCGCCTACCAGGGCGCAAGGTCTATCGGCACAGGGTCGTCAACTCTCGGCGCTTACGCGGTCTCCCAGGACACAAACGTCCTCAACTACCTTCAGCAAGTCAACACCTCCGAGCAGGGCTACCTTTACACCTCAGCCGACGGAACCCTCACCTTCAAGGGACGGACAAGCGTTCTAAACCCTGTTTCGGGAGCCTCGTTCACAACCGATGGCACAGGCATCCCATACATGACCCTTGTCAACCAGTACGGATCAGAGTTGCTTTACAACTACATCGTGACGCAATCACCCGCAGGAGCTGCACAAACCTCGTCAGATGCAACCTCAATTGCTTTGTACCAGGCGCAGAACTACAACCTTCTTCAACTGCTCAACTCAACAACCGCAGAAGTTGCAGGATTAGGCGCATACCTTCTTGGTAAATACCGCAACCCCGTCGTCCGTTTCACAGGCGTCTCATGCGAGCTAGCAGCTCTTACCTCGGCACAATGGTCAATCCTTTTCGCCATCGACCTCACGTCAATTGTGACGGTGCAAAAGGACTACTCAACTGGCACCCCGACATCAGAATCGCAAACCTTGATTACCTCAGGAATTGAACACCGAATAGTTCCAGGGTCTCATATTGTTTCGTACACTTTTGAGTCAACAGACGGCAACCAATACCTCACATTGAACGACGCAATTTTCGGTACCCTCTCGACAACTAACCTTCTAAGTTTCTAGAAAGGAAACAAATATGGCAACACCAACCAACCTTCCAGCAAGTTTTGTCAGTGGGGCTATCCTCACGGCAGACCAGATGAACAATCTAAGGGGCGCATTTCGTGTTTTGCAAATTGTGCAAGGTACAACAACAACGCAAGTTTTGAACGCAACCTCAACTCGTGCAGATACAGGGCTAACCGCAACTATTACACCGCAAGCAAACACAAACAAAATACTTGTTTTAGTTAATCAAGTAGGCTGTTTAAAAGATGCTGGTAATTCAACAAACGCAATAGATTTGTTTTTAATGAGGGGTTCAACGGATATTCAACGCGTTGCCCAAATTGGACTTTACACAAATACTAATATGGAAAATCGTGGAAGTTTTTCAAACGCATTTTTAGATTCGCCCGCAACAACTTCAGCAACAACATACAAAACACAATTTGCCAATTTTGCAAACGCATCACAAGTTGGCGTTCAAGTTGGAAACGTTGGACAATCAACTATCACTTTGATCGAGATCAGCGCATAAATGCGGAAAAGCCTGATTCTATTGGTGATTTGCGCATCGCTTACCGCTTGCGCAGACCGTGAACGTCACAACTGTGACACCACAAAAGCCACAGGATTCCTAGAAAGCAAATGCCCATGAAACTTGAAAAGCGTTTAAGCAACGAAGAAATAAAAGCACGACTCGTATTTGTCGTAGCAGTTACTCTGTCGTTTGTTCTTGTCGTATCTGTCCTTGCAATGATCTATGGCGTTCTCTTTGTTGTGCAGCCAGTCGAAGCCAGTGAGTTAGATCAAGAGATGGTCAGCATCCTGACTTATGTACTTTCCACCCTTGCTGGTGCTCTTGTGGGTCTCGTAGCTGGGAACGGGTTGAAGAATCCCCCAAAGGAACCTGACGCATGAGCAACCGCGTTTATCCGTACTACCCATCATGGGATGGCAAAGCCACCCAACCCGTCACGGCAAAACTTGTTGAACTTTGCAAAGCACGTTGGGGAACAAAGTCACTTGGAACCTATGCAAATCGTCCAATGAGAAATAATGCCGGTCTATCCGTCCATGCGACGGGCTACGCGGCCGACATTCAATACAAAGACGAAGCCCAAGCGCGCGAGATGTGGGACTGGTTTCTTGCTAACTCAAAAGCCCTCGGACTATGCGAACTCCATTGGTACGCCTACGGCGAATACGGCGCGGGATACCGATGCTCGAGGGGCGAAGGCAAGACAGGCGTCAAGATCTACACCGCAACGGACAACGCAGGCTCCTATCAAGGCAACCCAAATTGGCTCCACTTCGAAATGGCAAAGCAATCCGCAGAAGCTTTTGAAGCCGCTTGGCGGGCATTGCCCAAGCCTTAAATCGCCCGAAGAAATCACCCTCTTCGTGCTAGACCTCGGGACTAACTGTGTTTCCCTCATTGGTTCCGAGGTCGAATCCGCCACCAAGACCCGCGTCTGTGTTACAACATTCAGACCAGTCGAGCGAAGGGAAACGCCATGACCGATACACAATTCATTTACAGTTTCATAATGGGATGGGTCAGTTGCTGGCTATTCCTCAAAATGATGGCAAACCGATGATGCTTCCCACTTGGGGGTACATGCCGTTATGGTCAAAGGACAAACTAACCCTCGTCCAAATCTTCACGGATTCGGCAACAGAAGAGATCGTCAAAGTCACAGTCGCCACAAGGCGCGCTCCCTGGATGACTTTCGCTTCGATTACAGAAGTAGAACAGGTTGATTAAGAGAATCATGGCAATCGCCCTCATCACCGCAACATTCACCGCCTCACCCGCAAGCGCAGCTGCGCAACGCGACACCTTCGACAAGTACAACGGCGTCTTGCCGGATCAGTATTACGACGGTCTTGCCCAATGCGAAACTGGCGGAAACTGGCAACACTCCACCCGCTCATACACGGGCGGTCTTGGCATTTACCGAGGCACCTGGCAACGCTGGTCAGACTCCTTGAGCGCTAAAGGCAAAACCCCTGCGCAACAAGTCAAGGTCGCAGACGCCATCGCATTCAAAAGCCACATCAACCCTGACGGCACGAAAGTCTGGCGCGTCGGGCCGTGGGGATGGGGATGCCTCAAAGGGCAAAAATCGTTACAGGCATACATATGCAAGTCACGACACAAGGATGTTGCAAGATGGAAGCGCGGATGCGCTACTGTCCGTAAAAGTAAATAACGAAAGATGAGGGAAACATCATGGAATTAACAACCGACGAAATCATTGCGCGTCTAATGAATCTGTCAATCAAACTTGATGCGCAAATGCGCTTTGAAGAAGCAGGCACTTGCACTCAAGCAATCGCTTTGATCATGACAATGCGCAACTCAGCAGAACGCCTGCGCCATCCAAGCATGAGCAACAACAACGACGAACTCAAAGCAGTCATCGAGTGGATTGTCGAGAATCCGTCATGAGTATTGAAGACTACGAACCCGTTCAAAGCAGGTTTTCGCGTTTCATTGAATGGTCAGAAACACGGGAGCAATTCTTCTCTGTAATCTCTGAACTTCTGTCAGCTCCTGGCGACGACATTTGCGTAATGAAAACAACCATCCTGTGCGATGGCGTCGTTGTTGCGACAGGCCATGCCGAAGAAATCAGGAATCAAGGAAATGTCAATAAGACGAGTTCTTTAGAAAACTGCGAGACAAGTTCGCTCGGCAGATGTTTATCGAATTTTCCCATGCATAACTTCTGCGGGACATCGCTTGACAAACGCCCCTCAAGGGAGGAAATGCAGAAGGTGGAGCGAATGACGTCACGACCGACAGAAGGCGGAAGCATCACCGAGCCGTCAAACCTTGCGTCAGACAAACAACTCAACATGATCCGCGCAGTCTGTAAAAACCTCGGACGCACAGTTCCAAACGGAATACAGGGCTGGACAAAACGCGAAGCGAGCGCATTCATTGACACAATCAAAAGCAACCCTCCTGCGCCGGAACACGAACCCGAAGAGGCGTTCTAGTGGTTGAGTTCATAACGCTCATTTTGTTGTGCATAAGTTTGTTCATGTGCGGATTCCTCCTGGGAAAAGATTCCCGATGACCGTCTCCGAAAAAATATTCCAAGACCAAGTCATTAAATTGGCCAGGATGCAGCAGTGGCTGGTCTTCCATGCCTCACCTTCATCACCTCGTCCTGGGGTATGGCGGTCAGACGGCAACGGATTCCCCGACCTTGTCCTCGTCTCAACATCTGTTCCATCTCGAGGAGTCATCTTCTGCGAACTAAAAGCAGCCGAAGGCAAACTCTCAGCCGAACAAGAAAAGTACGCACGATGCCTTGTCAACGCAGGAATCGAATACCACCTCTGGCGACCTCGAGACCTTGACGCAATAGCAGCTCGACTTGGCAGGCAGGCAAAGATTCAATGAGGCAACCAGTCCGCGTCATCCTGTCCGATGCTGATATGCAGATAGCCGCGCACGGTGGCGTCAACCGTCGCCTTTTAGCAATCAAGCGAGCCGACAGACCCAACCAACCAGGGCGCAAATACCACGAACAAAACTGGTTCCAGACAGACGTGTTCGGTGCCATAGGGGAATACGCCGTCGCGAAACTTCTCGGCGTTGAATGG